TGCGCGTTTCTCAGCCATTGCGACCGGGTACTTTTGCCGCGTGTTGTCAGGTGCAGACTCTCCAAAGGTTTCCATTGTTACGGGTAATCCGTCAGGTCTTGCCATTTCGCCAGTAGCTTTGATAACTACGTGCTTGAGGTCATCAGATAAGCTGACCACATCGTAGGCAACTCGGATGCCTCTTTGCGCTTGGATGCGCTCAATGCCTTGTCGGGTGATAATTACGAACCCTTGTGGGCTTTTGAAGAAGTGGTCTTTCGTTAGACCGTTCTCTTTTGCGAGACTTTGAAGCCTCTCTTTCTGTGTTTGATTCATCGTTCTGTTTTTGATGATTATTAAAAATTGAATTTACGAATTAAGTGTTTGAATGTCAACCGAATTATGCTGTTCGTCATATATCCGTATGAAGGTGTATTTGCCTGACTTGATTGGTTCAGCTTGGGCGAATTTAACCAGCTTCCAAAACACCCACGGCTCTACGTGAGTAGTCCCAGCATCAACTGGAGCGGTGCGCAAATCTGTTAGTGCCTTACGAGCAACCAACCGAATGAAGGCTGGTATCTGCTCGTTTGACATTGTAAGTTCGAATTGTAAGTGGTTCATTGTTCTGTTGTTTGATGGGGTCGGCATTACCCGTTACCCCGTTTAGTTTTACATTAAGCCTTTCTGCTTCATCCATTCTTTAACTACAACCTTGCTTTGATTCCAGTCGTTTCCGCTTATTGCCATTTCTGCCTTAACCATCTGAATGAATAGCTTTTCTACTTGTTCTTGAGTTGTCATTTTGTTCTGTTTTTAGTGGTTTAACCGTTAATGATGGCTCAAATATAAAACAATTGTTTTGAATATTCAAAACATTTAGACCGAAAAAAGTGAAAATATTTTTCAGCTAAGTTCAATTCTGCTTGAAATGTGCGTTCATAATCGCCTCTTGGTTCATCTCTATCTCCTTGTACATCTCCTCTGCATTAACCGCAGCATCGAAGATAACGTCTTGCGTTTCCATCAATGCCCGAACCGCGTAAAGAAGATAGACCAACAACCCCACAACCAGCAGAACAAGAAACAGAATAGCGGTTAAAAGGAAGGTTGTCATCTGATTTTGCCGTTTATGATGCGGAGGTTGTCCACTTCGAAGTCTCCACCTTCTGAAATCTGAACGAAAGCGAAGCCGTGATTCCATTTATTTATCGGCATATACATCGGATTCATTTCGCAAAGACACCCAGTAGACCATGTAGTGACAATCTTTCCCTCAAGGTTGTTCTCCGTGTGTTCGCTTGTTTGGTGGTTGTGTCCGCATATAACGGACGCTTTGGCTCTCATGTAGTACCCTCTCGCTGGGTTGACTGGAGAAAACACCGACCGCCCGAACTCGTGCCCGTGAAGGATGTTCAGCTTACCAGCTTTGATAATTCTCTTGTCTTGAATTAAGGTAACCCCGTATTCCCCGAACTTTAATAACGTGTCTAAGGTGAACTCCGAAGTGCCAAGTAGTTCAGGTGCTTTGGTTCTAAGGTAAGCCTCGTAACGCTCCTCGTGGTTGCCCAGCTTGAAGTAAATTGGACAGTCAAGCTCACGTTTCAAAATACCAAGCAGTTGCCGACAAGCCTCAAGTTCAGCAGCGAACCCTCTTTTACGTGGGTCTTTTTCGTAACGGCTAAGAGCATAGCAGTCTAAAGTGTCCCCGTTCAAAACCACAGCGTTGACCTTCTTCTCCTTTCCGTATTCGATGGCTTTTGTAAGTGCTGGAATGTTGTGATAAGGAACGTGAATATCCGACAAAAGAAGTATTCGGTTGTTGCCTTCAGGAAGAACGAACGGCTCCCACTCTTCTTCGTCTGATTCAGGTAGCCCGAACGGGTTGCCAATTCCCAACGCTTTAGCGTGTTGAGCTGGCTCAGATTTTTGCGTTGCCCTGTGTCTTCGCTTTTTTCCGCTTTGCCCTCGATAGTAACGAACCTTTGACCTTACATCTTCGACATCATTAAACACCTCCACGTTGTCCTTGTATATCAAACGTGCAAGCGTTAAACTTGGAAGTTTCCCCCATTCAGGATGCTCCAAATACTCTTTTACGATTTCTCCTTTCATCGGTGTTGCGCCATTATGCGTTCTCGGTAGAACTTCGGGTCGATTTCCCGAATCTTTTTAGCCAGTTCCATCCATTTCCGTTTGGCTTCTTCTCGCTCTTCGGCTGTGGAGTCTTCCCCTAAGTTAGCTTGGATTGTGGCATTCTGCTGGAGGAGTTCGTCTATCTGCTCACGAACTTCAGCGTCTTGGTGATAATAGTAGTTCATCTACTTATGATTGTCCGACCAATGCCAACACCTACATAGTGCTGACCATTGAAGCCGTAGTTTGCGCTAAGGTAGGTTTTTTTAATTGAACCATGCAAACCGACCCCGAACATTGGGACATACTGGCTTTCAAAATCAGAAATCAATCCCATGTTTCCATGAACTCCGAGTGCAAATTTTGAACCTCCTCTCTTAGGTAAGTAGTTTATGACTAAGTTCTCCGTGATGTTCTGATAGTTCTGCCAACTCAATCGGATATCATTGACCGTAGTATCATAACAGTTGACCTCAGTTAGCCATGCTTCGACTATCTTAACCGTATCTACCTTTAACAATGTGTCTAAACGAGTAACTATCTTTTCCGAGTAGATAGTGTCGTGTAGCGTTATTATTTCCTTACGGACAAACCTAACCGTGTCTGTTCGCCAACGGTCAACGTATTTGGTCGTGTGGATTGGTTTCTCGATGGTAATAACATCAGGTTCGCTTCCGCAACCTTGCCAAGCTACAAGAACGCCCAGCAAGAAAGCTAAAATGTAAGGCGTGTAGACCTTTGTTAAATGTATTGCGATGTCCCTTCCCAAAGTTCTATTTCTGCTTCTCTTCTACGAACCAATCCTTTCAGAACCTTGCCGCCTCCTTTGTTCCATCTTCTGAATTGCTCAGGTATTCTCGGAAAGTCAGGGTTTGAATTGACCCACGCCAACAGAGTAGAGTTTGAAAAGTTGCCGATGCCTACGTTGTAAGTGAATGAGATTAACGCAGCAAGTTGATGCGCTTTCAGTTTGACCTCAAGAACATTTTTGACTTGCTTCTCTACGGTTTTAATTGTATCGAGCAGCATCTTCTCAGCTTCCTTCTGGTCAATCTCAGGGTCGTCCATTGTAACCCGCTCGCCATTTGCGTACATGGTATTACCGTAACCGATGGTTGGAATGTTTGCTGGGCACAGATAAGGCTTTGAAGAGTAGCCTTCAAACTCCTTTATTACCTCTGCGGCTAACTTTGCCGCGCTTGGTCTTTTTGTCTTCGCAGTTTGTTCCATCTTTACAATCACATTCTCTTGGTGCAATAGCGCACCACTTTACATTTTGCAACGGTTCTCTTTGAGTTCTGAACGCATTTCAGCCAACGCTTTCGTGTTCTCAGCTATCACATCGCTGAACTTATCAACGTGTTGGTTGTTAGCGTCTTGCCATTCCTTCCTTTCCTCACGGTGAATGTCGGTCAGCTTGTTAAGATAGTAAACCAACACAGCGAGAAAGATTCCTGCGATGCCGTAGTTGGCAAGTGATTCGATTATTGCGTCCATTTTAATCGTCTATAGTATGGTCTGCTTTCATGGTTCTTCTTCTGTATCAGGGTCAACCCCAAAATCGTTTAAAAGCCTGTTTCTCCATACAGACTCATCGGTGTACGCTTCAAGATTCCACTTTGAAGACACGACACTTGGATCTGTGTCAAGTACTCCATGACCTGCATAGGTATCACCATCTTTTACTGCTATCCAGTAAATTGCCGTTCCTTCATATACTAAACTGTTCATCTGTTCTTTGTTTTAAACTGAACCACCGTCTGTTATTGTCCACCCAAAATTTGAAATGAGTGATGTCCTTGCTGCATCTGCTGCTCCTCCTGCCGTGTATTGACTGCTACCGAAATGTATGTTTATCGTGTGCGGATAACCTACACCGCTTGGATATGCTGCTTGTAAAGTAGACTCCCAACCAATTAAGGTAGCATCGTAATTTACTGTGGACAAACCAGCATATTCCATAAATTTTGTAAAATTTGCCACGTTCACAATGTTCCAACCGCTTATATCTTGGTCAAATGAACTTGCAAGTCGTAACATTCGTTCCATATTAGTGACATTGCTGACGTTCCAATTTCCAATATCTCCGTTAAAAGATGCACAATTATGGAACATCAAATTCATAGTTATAACACTGCTTACATTCCAATTATTCAACGGTTGATTAAATGTCGAAGTAAAACCAAACATATTGAACATCTCACGCATACTTGTAACACTACTTACATCCCAATCATTCAATGGTTGGTTGAATGCGGATGCACTCCGAAACATAGCACCCATATCAGTAACAGAGCTTACATCCCAATTGTCTAATGGTTGATTAAAATTCCTAGCCTGAAAAAACATTGCTGCCATATCATTTGCAC